AATTATCTACGGTATCAGTTAAAGAAACTGAAACCAAGTTTGTATTGTTTGTTGCTAAATTTGTATTGAAATTAGCAGTTTGATTGGTAAATGTTGCAGTTGGTGCTTCACTTGGGAAGAAAACCGCGGTTAAGAAATCTTGTATTGAACCACTCGTACCGGCGTTAAATGATTGAGAGTACAAATCCCCCAATAAAGTATTTGAGATAACCCTATCCCCATTAAAAGAGGTGTCACCACCACCTACAAGTGAGGCTGATATAATGTAATCACCACTTGATGAATCAATTGTTACATTTGTACCCGGTAATATTGAACCACTAAACACTCCACTTGGAAGTTCGGTTAAATATGATGAGGTTTGTGAACTCAATCCATCAACTTGTGATTGTATAGATGATGTAAAATCATTTAATGAACTAATATCAACATGAGAACTACTTGCGTTTTCTAAAGCAGTTACTCTCGAATCAATAGATTGTGTAAAGAAATCTAAATTAGATAATTTATCACCAGTACTGATTGCATAATCTAAAAAGTCGGTTGATGATACATATCTTGCATCTAAATCATCTACTATTTGAGATGAACTTGATACTATTCCACTTGGGATATCAGTTAAATCGTTCCAAGAAGAAACCCCATCACTGCCAGTTGGAATGGTGATTGTATTACCACTTGAAATGGTTAATTGGTCACCAACAATAGAAAGTGTTTGTGAATCGGTTTCCGAAGTTAAATAAGAACTTGTTGCTGCAGATAAACTATCAATTCGAGTTTGTAATTCGGTTATAGTTTCATCGTTTGATGCAGTATAAGCATTTAATATGGATATATCAGTATGTTCACCACTTGCACCACTTGAAGTTACAAATCCTAAATCTAAAATTTGTTGTGATGAAGAAATAGTTCCGTCAGGAATTTGAGTGTGAACAATTCCATCAATTTGAGATTGTAAAGATGCAGTAGCAGATTCTAAACTCGATAATCTACTATCAGTAGATGAAGTAAAATCATTTAATGCAGAAATATCAGTAGAACCTCCACCACTTGGAATTGTTATAGTATTTCCACCACTAATTGTTAATTGGTCACCAACAATAGAAAGTGTTTGTGAATCAGAACCAGTATTATCAGTTTGTGATTCTAATGCAGATACTCGTGTTTCTAAAGAATCAAGTTCTGATTGTATAGATGCGGTAAATTGTTCTAATCCTAATATGATTATATCATTAGAACCAGTATAAGCGTTTAATTGAGCAACTGAAGTAATTAATTCTGCAGAACCCGATACTCCACCCCCACCACCGGTGTTGGTGATAGTTATGGTAGTTCCTACTTGTGTAATTACAATACCACTTCCTGCTACAAAATTTGGAGTTCCTTGTACATCAGAGTACCTAACTCCATATATTGGGCCAGATGATGATATAGAAGATGCGGTAATATCATTTGTAAAGATACCACTACCACTAACAACCAACGAACCCGATACAAGAAAATCTCCTTGTATGACCGAGGCGGTTACTACACCTTCAATTTGTTTACTTTGAATTAATGTTGCCATTTCTTATCTACTCACTATTTTACCTTTTACCAAAAATTCATTTGCCTCGGTAATATCTTGAGGTCTCAATGTTATATTTTCAATAAAGTTGATTATAATATTTGTACCATCATCAGTAACCGTGTATGAACTTGCAGATTTTTTAACACCTTGCAAATATACATCTATATAATCCGATGTTACATCTACTTTCATATCCTCAAATACAAATTTTTTGTTTTGAAGAATTAAAGTAAATAAAACACCATCTAAAGATATTGAATCAGGTACAAGAGTATAAATTGAAGTATCATTTATAACTTCTAATACAAGATTTTTAAATCTTTCTTTATCATCGAAGGGAACTATTACATTTGGTTTAGTTTTCATTATGTCAAATCAATATCTCCCTCTAATTTTATTACATCACTTTCATAAAGGTCATAAGCACCAGCAAAGTTGGCTTTTAGAAACTTTATATGAAAATCCTTTCCACTTTGTTCTGCAATATAATCTTTTTCTAAAATATATTGCCCATTAATAAATATATCAAAACGAGCATGTTCCTTACGAAATGGTCTTAAATTTAGATTTAAATCTTTCATTTTTGCATTTTCAATCTTCCATATCCAATATAATGGATGAGTCATGTTATGAGGTATCAATTGATACTCATCTGGTTCATGAACTTGTCTCAATATTTTATTTAATTCTTTTATCATAGTTCAATAAATTTACCAGTTATACCAACTTCATCGGTTGATTCAATAATATATCCTAATTCAGTTGTACTTGATATTAAATCGTTGGGATATGTACCACCTACTGCAAGAGAACCTGTATTAAAATTAAAATAAATTTCATTTGAATCATAAGAACCAGTATAAGAATATTTTTGAGATGGAACTAATACACCATTCACATATACTCTAAACCAATCACTTACATTAAATACACCTCGTAATTCGGATGGTAATTTTGGTAAATCTACATTTTGTAATTTTACGGTATCATCATCAACAAAAGTTGCTTGTTGTGAACCCCTTACTGACATAAAATCTACAATATCAGAATATTCATTGTATAACTTTTGAGTTATTACATTTTGAGTTGTTGCACCACCCGTCAAATCAGTTTCTAATCCCCAAACTATTTTTTTTGGTGATATTGATTTCTTGGTAGTTGATTCGTTATCAAATTTTTCAGGAAGTAGGTATGCATTTACTGCCATTGTAAAATTTGTTTTTACAATTCTTTGTGTACCTTCACCAACGTCTGCAGTTGTATCAAATGAATCAATTTTTACTCTAAATTTGAACCCATTCTTATCACCCCAATATTCATCAGTTGCATATTGGAATTGTTCAACAATTTTATTCATATGTTCGGTAAAATCCGTCCATATTATTACCTCATAAGTAATGGTAACATAATCCGGCATTGTTATGTTATATTGTTCTACCGGTCTTTGTGCACCAGTCATTGCCGAAAATCTATCGTACTTATGTTTTTTAGAATATTTTGTTACAACTGGATAAAACACATTACGATTCATGGTGTTTACCATAGAATCATCTCGTGCAATTGAATTTCGTGTAAACATTATAAGAGGAATTTGTACTTGACCCTCTCTATCTCTCAAATATCCATCTTTTTGTACGGCTTTCCATCTTTCAGGGTTACCATATAGTACGGGTACTTTTATTTTTTCTCCCATTGCCTCAACAGTTGGGACAATCACATCTATGATGTGTTCGGCAATGGCCATATCCACATCATACAACTTAACACCCTTGTGGTTTTGTACCTCGGTTTTAAGTTGTTGGGCTCTATTAAGATTTTTCTTTAATGGGTCTATACTCATTATCTTACTCTATCCTCTATTTGTACTTGTGAACGTCTTACTTTAAATGCAATTGCAATTAAAACCATATTTGCATCTTCAAATTCTCCGGTTTCTTGATTATATATTTGAGGTGAACCACCTACTAATAAATTTTCTCGCACATTATCAAGTTCATAATAATCACCATCAAATAAAATAACATCACCAATTTGAGGATATCCATACAATTCGTTTTGAATTGCACCAACCGGTATTGCCGTACCATTAACATCTCGTAATAGTGGTAACTTATGAGTTCTAAGTCTTTCTCTCATAAAACGAAATTCTACTGCTTGAGTAACATCAGGACCATACCCATCATATGAAACATTTTTTGGTTCTCTATCTACCACTGCCATTAATGGAGCAGGTTTATGCCAAACTTTACCTAAAGATTCACCATAAAGATTGGTTTTTGTTTCACCAACTGACATTTTAAATAATACAACAGTAGTTTCTGCTACATAATCAACCACTTCTTCGGCGATTGATTTGATAAAATTTAAATCTCTTGCATTAAAAAATCTTGGCATAGTATTATCCTATATAAATTGCTAATGGAACTTTTCCAATTATTTTTTGTTGTTGGTCAACTATATCTGCTTCGTTAGACATTCTTGTTTTTCTACTTACCTCTTCCAAGTTTTCCCTTAATTGAGTAACTAAATTATCTTTTTCAGTTTGTGCTTCTGCACGAAGTGCTGCACCATCTAAAGAAACTTCAGAACCGGGAATTGGAACGGTATTATATTTCTCTCTAATTGCACCTAACATTTCTTTTGCAAGTGCAAGAGTGTATTTTCTAATCCATTGTTTACCAACATCATTTATATCTGAATAAGTTGCAAAATCATAACTTACATTTGAGTAATCAGATACTACATTTGGAGTAATAATAGTTGCATTTTGTTTAAATTCAGAATCAACATAATATTCAAACCAAAGTTTGTAATCGGATGTTGGTAAAGGGAATATTTGTAATTTATTATTTACAATATTAAAAGTATGTGCCGATTTTCTAAATTGGTCATTGAATTCGATTGCTTGAATTCTTAACATATCTTCATATAACGGCATTAAGATGAATTGTGCTGCTGGTGAGAATGAACCAAATCCAAATTCATCAATTAAGTTAAGAGTTCCCTGTCCACTTACCGAATAAGGGTCAAAGAATCTATTAATTGCAGGAGTTGCCTCGTGGAATACTCGTGTTACTGAAATTCGTTCACCACCTTCTACCACATCTGCAAAATCTTGTAAATCATATGTTTGAACACCTGCTGTCATGTCAATAGAACCTGATTTTATATCACTTCTACCACCAACATTTGCCTGAGAACCGTATGCCTGAGAAATTTCAATAACATTACTTAACTCAGAACCATTTACTTGTTTTCCAGTATAATTTGTTCCAGTTGGTTGACCTTGTAAAGAACCAAGGTTATTTCTGATATTAAATTGGTTTACTTGTGCAGAATACTCAGAAACTGCCTCTTCAAATACGGCAAAAAAGTTTTCACCCTCCAATTCAATATCAATTATAGGATAACCTAATCTTTTTGCACACCATGATGCTACTCTTGGTGCTTCAGATTGAAATTCAGAATCAGAATCGTAAATACCAAAAGGTGTTGAAGAGCCAGATATGAAAGATGTTGTTCCTGTCCAAATTCTCGCTTGTGACATATTGTGTTTCCCTTTTTTATACAATTATACACCTATAAATATAAAGTATAAAAAAAGGGAGTGAAAATCACTCCCTTTCAAAAATATCAAGATTAAAAAGTGGTATTAATTTAAATACTTAATTTTATACAAAGTTTGATAAATTAAAGTTTCTACTTCTTGTACTATGTTGTCAATAAAATCGTCTTTAATAGGTCTTGTTTTTTCGATTACTTTTATGATTTTATTAAAATATTCAATTAAACTTTCTTTTGATTCGTACTTTTCTATTTTAGATACATTTTTATAATTTAGGATACCATATTTACCTTGATATGCCTCTGCAAGTTTATCGGCCAAATCACCAATTGAATCATAATACTCATTTAGAGCCTTGTGTTCTGAAAATGATTTGGTTTGTAAGTGAAAAACGTGCACTTGGTTTACCGAATGTATTAATACCGATAATAAATCTTCCATTTAGTATATTCCTATTAGATTTATTAATAAATATATACCAAAAAGTTTTTACGAATTATTTATTCCACTCCATGTACCCGTAATCTATGGCGTTTAGATAATCACTAATGTTTAAATTATCCCAACCACCTTTTAATTCGGATTCTACTTCTAAATATCTATAAGAAAATTCCATTACTTCGTATAATACTCCATTTTCATCGGAGTTACCAACTATGTAATCAAAAGTTCCATGGTATTCGGGAAATTCATCTACCAATTTGTATTTAAACTCCCAAAACCATTTTTCAAGGTTTGATTCTGCAACTTCTTTAGTCATTTTTTATTAATTCAAGTACGAATATTGATTTGCCGCTACAATTACTTTTAGATTATTGTAACATTCGGAATCTGCTTTTGATATTGCCCCAAACAAATCGTTATTTACAACAGATTGGACAAATCCACCACCTTGAAGTCCTTTACCATCTCGTGTCATCATTACTGATGCAATGATATTAATAATATGAGGATTTGTTACATCGTATTCTAATGCAAATTCCTCTGCTGCTATTTGATATTGATTTACAATTTCCATTTTTTATTTTATTTTAGTTTATAAGAATATAATGTACCACAATCATCATCATCTAAATCATCTTCTACAACATTTGCACTATTACCGATGATTTCTTGAAGTTTTACAACATCAACTCGTGACCAATACCCAAATCGTAGGTAAACATCGTTACTACCACCCATTACTTGGCCTATTTCAAAATTACCAAACTCGGTTTTAACTTTTTCGAGGGTTTTAAAATCAATCTTATTCATATATTTTATTATTTAACAATCTCAATCATGGAAATTGGAACACTATAAGAACCAAACCCTCCACTCAATACTCTTAGAGAAGCCTTGGTACGATTTACTTTTTCAACTCGGAGTTGTTTACCTATTAACTTAGAGTGATTAACTCTAACATTCATTCCAACTCGTAACTCTTGTTTCTTTTCAAAAGATTCCATAGCTCGTTTGGATTTGATTACTTCTACTACTAAAGAGTTAAGGTTTCGTAACTCTTCTAAACTCATCTGATTTAATTGGGAAAAATTCATGTTTTTTTTAAGTTTTATGTGTTTTAATTTTTATCTCTCATTACAGAACTAATATACGAATAAAAGCCGAGATTTCCAAATATTTTAGAAATTAAAATCGTAATATTTTGCAGGATTATTGTGAATATACCATCTATTACCTCTCATTGAGGAATTGGATAAACTTACTTCGAATACTTCACCTTCTTCGAAGAAGTCATATGTTTGTTCTGATTGATTGTAACAATGTCCGGCAAATCCACCACTTACCCATTCCATTTTGGTTTTATTTGGACCAGCAACTACGGGTTGGATTAGAACTTTGGTTTTACCTTTGATACCTACAATTTTACCAATAGGATTGGTATCTGACCATAAACATTGGTTAATGTATTTACCAACTAATTCGGGGGTTACTTGAAATCTTTTCATGTTTTATGTGTTTTAATGTTTAACTCTCAATTACAGAACTAATATACGAATAAAAGCCGAGATTTCCAAATATTTTCCTAACTTTTTTTCAAAAATTTTCCATTTTCATCTTTTGGTAGGTTTCTGTTCTTTAAAAACACCCTTCTTTCTTCCCATAATCGAGTACCTTCCTCTTTACCATTCCTATCTATATACCATTCTAATGAAAATCTACCTTTTGCTTTTTCTTTTTGTTTTTGGATTGCTGAATTGGAGTGAGACTTTCCATACATTCCATTATTTACACCTTTATTTATTTTTTTCATTTTTTCAACAAATTCCATATATTCCTCGGAATCATATCTACCTTCCCAAACATCACCGCCCTCTGCGGTTAGACGAGTATTCAATCCATTATGACCTGTTGATTTATATTGCTTTATTAACGATTCTTCAAGTATATTTGCACTATCTTTTGATTCGGTATATGCTATTATTTCTTTTTTAAAAGAATCCCATCCATATTTACGAACACAATTGTAAAGCTTATTTTTCTTTTTACAATTTTTATGCTCAATCATTCTTTGATTGAAGTTATTAGTTTGACCTATATAAATTTTATTATTAGGTGAAGTTAATTTATATATTACATATTCCATATAATTCTATTTTAATATAAATATAGAGTTCTACGAAAAAGGATAAAAAAAAGAGGGAACTTTCGTTCCCTCTAATTTATTTACTATATCTTAGATTAACTATTATAAGTTAGCTAAATCTTTGATGTAGATTTTGCCATAAAATTCAGGACGCACCATCTTCTTAGCGTAACGAGTCATTACTCCACGTCTTGGTGTGAAGTTTTGTGGGTCATACACTAATGGAGTCATGATAAGTGGTACATATGGTGCGTAAACAGCTCCAGTTTCTAAGAAGTTAGAACCTTTGAAACCTAACAAGATTTCGTTAGATGTCATGTAAGGGTTCTTATAAACTGTGTAACGGTTTGCCAATGAACCAACTTGAGATACACCAGCTGCAAATGATAAAGCATCTTTATCAGAGTTTACTGTGAATCCAGGGATTGATTCTAAGATAGTAGCTACATCTGGAGATACTACTAAGAAGTTAGCACCACCACGAAGAGTCAATTGATGAATCTTGTTAGATACTTTGTTAATCTTAGCACCTAAAGTCTGGAACCAAGTGTTCTTAGTGTAAGCCATTGCGTTTGTAGCAGCAACCCAAGCACCTGTTGCTGAGTTGTACTCTTCACCTAAAGATACTGACCAATACTCAGTAGTTAATGCGTTAGCCTTTAACATATCTAAGATTTCTAAATCGATTTCCAAAGAAATGTATTCAGATAACATAGAAGTTAATTCAGCTTCTGCATCGATTGAGTGGTAAGCATTTAAGTCTTGAGCCAATTCAGGAGTCCATACTGCTTTCAACTTACGAGTCTTAGCAACGATAGCCTCACTTCTCAATTCAAGGTCAACTTCTGGGATTTGTAAATCGTCAGCAGATGATGGACCAGGAGTAGTGAATGAAGATTGTTCGAAATCACCACGAGATATATCACTTGGTTGTGCAGAATACTTAACAGTTAAAGCATCAGCTTTAGTAGTGATATCAGAAACTTTTGCAAAGAATGTGATAGTATTTCCACTTACTGAAGAGTGTGCAGGATAGAATGTATCTGCATCAGCAAAATCAGAAGAAGAGATATAGAAAGAACGAACTCCTTCTAAATCAGCACCTGAAGGAGCAGTAACTGAAATTTTAGCAACATCACCTGCAGCTACTGAAGCTGATAATGAAGAATCGAATCCTACTTCATCCCAAGATGCAGTTGCCCAAGTTTGGTTACCTGTTGCAATATCTACAGATGATTGGTTGATTGTATATCCGAAACGTCCTTCACCATAAAGACCGTTTACAGCTGCTTTAGTTCTACCGAAATCTTTGTTAGTATCAGTTACACCAGCTGTTGGGCCATTACCACCGAATAATGATTTCCCGTCAAAGTTAGGGTTAGCATTTACAGCTGAACCATATTTGAAATCAAGGAAGAAGATTAGACCTGATGGTAAGTTCATAGGTTGTACCGAAACGAATTCTTTCGCTGCGATTTCACCAAAAATACGTCTTACTAATGGAAGGGCTACACCACTCCACTCTTCAGAACCTGCAGAAGTACCAGTTGCGGTAGCTTCATCCAATAATTGTTTCGCTTGGTTCTCTAATAGAACTGCGATTTGAGATTGCTCTCTGTCTTTTAAACCTTCAAGAAGACCAGTTTTTGCCCATTTAGACTTCAACTCGCGAGTTTCAGCCAACATTACTTGTTGTGGGTTTCTGCCTTCCATTAGTTTAGATAAATCAAAATTTGCCATTTTTATTTTCTCCTAATGTTTGTTTTGTTATTTAATATTTGCTAATTGTTTGAATCTTTCAGCTAATCCATTACTTTCTGCGATAATTTCCTTTTTAGGAGCAGTAGAAGCAACTTTCTTAGATGCAAATGATTCGGTTAATTTAGTTTGTTTTACTTTCTTTGATGTTCCACCAATTTTCATTGATTCTGCCAAAGTAGCGTAAACAAGTTTTACTTCTCTAACATTCTGAGTTCTATCTAAAGTTTCAACAACTTTATGTTTTTGCTCATTAGTTAAATCGTAAGAACGGAATAATTTGTTAGTAAACAATAATTTTGCGTTTAACAAATTAACTTCGTTGATGGTTTTCTTCAATGATTTGATTACATTGTAGGCTTCTTCTAATTCAGCTTCTTTTTCTGCCATTGCAGGGTCTTCTTCTTCAGATTCTTCTACTTTTTCTTCTTCATCATCTCCGTATCCCATTTCTCTCAAGATTTCATCTAAATCGATTTCTTCTTCAGATTCTTCAGATGATTCTTCACCTTCTTCAGCTACTGGAGCTTCTTCGTGTGATTCTTCATCTTCTTCGTGCATTTCTTCTTCAGATGATTCTTCACCTTCTTCTTCATACATTTCTTCTTCACCATCTTCTTCGTCAAGTTCAGATTCTAATTCTCTGATGATTGATTCTAAATCTAATTCATCTTCATCTTCTTCAGAGATTTCTTCTTCGTCTTCTTCTTCGATACGAGATTGGTGTTCACCTGGTACTTCATCTTCTTCTTCTTCAGAGATTACTTCAGAGTTTTCGTCCTCTTTACCAACTTCTGCTGATTGTGAATCAGTGTCAGGATTTCCTTGTGCTAAGTCTGATGAGTTGTTAGCATCATCTGCTGGTTGCTTGTTGTCTCCATCACCGATATCAGATGCATCTTCATCTGGAGCTTCACTTCCATCTGAATATTCCTCGTTTACCTCTTCTTCATCTTCTGCTCCTTCAATTTCTGCTTGAAGTTTTTTAGATAAAATAGATTGTAATCTTGGAGTAAATGCTTCTTCTAACGCGATTTTAGCGTTTGCAATTGCAGTTTCTCTAACAGCTTTGGCATCAGCAATAGCTTCTTTCAATAATTTTGAATTTGCCATGTTTGACCTTCCTATTTGTTTTGTCCGTGAAATTATTAGGAGAATTCCAATGTGGGGTTTGAATAAGGTCGGTTGTTCGGTCACCACTTAATAAAGGGTATTCATTAACCAACTTGATATAAAATTCACATTAATCGTGAATCAATTACAAATAAATATATAGATTTTAATAAAAACCTATAATTTTCTATATAAGATATATATTTTTTGTAAAAAATTTGTTAAAAACCTTATTTTTTATGTTTTTTACCAACTCTATACTCTCCAGTTAACATTTGTTCCTGAATAAGTTGAAGTTTATTTCTTCGTATAGCGTTTAGTTTTTGTTCTCTTCGTTTTGTTTTAGGTTTAGTGTATTCTTTTCTTTCTCTCAATTCTAAAAGATGTCCACTCTCATTAACCTTCTTTTTAAAAATCTTTAGTGCCTTGGCTATATCACCATTTCTAACGATTACTGTAACTCTTGATTTTCCTCTCATTAATGTAAATTTAATTTAGTATAAATATCGTATTATTTAGTTTTTAGGAACACAATTAGGAACTTCTTTCCCATCCTTCTTTTTCATACCAACCATCTCATATCCATCCCAACAAGGAGAATCTTCTTTGATTGTAGTTTCTAATTTAGTTCTTAATTTTGTTGTTGCTTTGTTTAGTTCTTTTTTATCCATACCCAATGAATCTAAAACTCTACCCAACACTTGTAATTTTTGTGGATGGGTTAATTTTTTTCCATTTAGTATATCCATTGCTTTTTGTAATTTTATTTTAACATCAGCTGGTAACATTGCTTTGTTTACATCTTCTGCTGATTCTTTTATTGAATTACATCCACAATCTTGTTTTGATTCTCTCATTCCCAATCTTTGTTTCATTTGGTCTTCAGAGATTTCACCCATTTTATAATAACGAGAAAGGATATGTCCCATATCTTCGTATAAACCTGCCATTCTTTGGTCTAATGATTTAGCCTCTTGGGCAACTTTATCAAATTGAGTTCCTAATTTATCCAACTCACTCATGTTTCGTTTGATAGTTACTTTATCAAACCAATCATCCGATTCACCTAACAACAAAGTTTTTGCTGCTTCAGTAATACCACCAAGAGTTTCTGCAACTTCTGTCAAATCAGATTTTCTATCCATCATTTCTTGATACTTGTTGTATGTAGAAACGATTTCAAGGAAATGTTTTTTCACTTCAGGTGATAACTTCTTAGGCTCTTCGTTTTCTTTTAATAATTGAGTTAGTTTCATTATTATATTCTCCTATTATAATTTTTTTAATTTGGTATCATCGTATGTTTTCGCATAATACCATTTTTTATCAGCAGTATTGTAAAGATATACATAATCTGCACTAGCTTCGTTTCCAGCGTTTCTTACATAATCATTTATATGGGCCATATCACCTTTCATAGGTTTCATGTTTCCATAATACTCAATATCCTTATCATCATAGATACCACGAGCTCCACCTTTTTTAATAAGTGTCATGACATCTTTTTCATCTTTCATGTGTTTTTCTAATCCCGGTTTCATATTAGATGGATACCCATCATAATGAACATATACCGAAATAATCTTACCACCTTTGATAACACCAACTTGAGAACGAGTTCCTTCGTTGATAAAAGATTCTTTTACAATTTTATTTAAAGAAATTTTACCTTCTCCTTTCATGTATGGTTTATCATCAAATACCGATTGAATCATATCTGCTAATTTATGAAATCCATTCATTCTTAAAGTAAATGCAATTGAATCTGCTGCGTCAACACCACCCCATCCAGCTTCTTGAGAAGCAGAAATTCCTAAATCTCTTGCATCTCCATCTACATTATCAGTATAGTCAGAAGCATATTTTGTTCGAATTGCAGCCATCTTTTCTTTGAATTTTGGGTCTTTCATAGATGGATATACTGGTCTTTCAGCCATTTCAGGTTTACCTTCTAATTTAGCAACTAATTCTCTTGCTTCAGTATGGTAGTTAGAATCGGTTAATGCTTCAATTGCTGCTTGAGCCATTTTCTTTTGGTATTCTTCTTTACCCAACTTTTGTGGAGTAATACCCAATTTCTCAGCCTTCGCTAGAGTAGCTTTATTTACTTGAGGATTTCCTTGTCTTAACTTTTTAGGTTCTGATTTTGGTTCATCCTTTTTAGGTTCTTCTTTTGGTTTATCAAAGATATTCACTTTGGGAGCATCTTTATTAACACCTGC